CTTGTGCCAATTCTGGAGACCAGCTAGCTCTTAATTTTCTTTCAGTTACAGAAACTGTTACAGAAGAAAGATCGAAAGAAACCTCACCGATTTCATCTTCAAATTCTAAAGTATCATATACTCTGTAAGTTACTTTGAAGTTAGCTAATGCTAAATCGTTAGCACTGAAATCTGAAGCAGCAAAGCCACTTGTTGAACTATATGATTCTAAGTCAACGTTAAGGTAAATTAAACCTTCTTCGTCACAGATATCATTGAATCTGTTAAGACCAGAACCACCTTTTCTACCATACTCAACAATACCTTTACCATATTTTTGAGTTACAATGTTAAAGTTTTTAACACCGTTGTTAGCAGTTGTGTTACCAGTGATTTCAACTTGTAGAGATGCTAAGAACTCTTCAGTATCCATTGCATTACCATTAACACCTACTAATTTACCTTGACCGTCTTTTGTGAAACCAGAAAGAACGATAATTGCGCTAGATACAGACGCACCACTTAAAGCAGAAGCACTTGTAGTTGCTGCACCGTTTGCAAATGTTACGAAACCATGAGGGTTAACTTCAGCAGTTGTGAAAGATCCTTTTGAATAATCAAATAAACCTTGATCAGCTGCGTCTGAACCTTCGTAGAAACGATCGTAAAGACTTCTAGCACTTGTAGTACCAGTTTCATAACCTAATGTAGCAGCGTCACCGTTATTTGGCATACCAAATGGTGCTCTGTGTGCATCAGATTGTCTTTCTTGGATTTTAGGTACGAAGTAGAACAATTTACCAATTGGTAAGTTCATAGCTTGTACAGAAACGATGTCATTCGCTAATAATTTAGAGAAAACACGACGGATGATAGGGAATACCACTGTCTCGAATGATCCTGAAGAGTCAGAAACTGCTGCTTCATTGATTAAATAAGACGCTTGGTTTTCATACAACTGCGCGATGTTATCTTTTTGATGGCCGTCAAGACCTTCTAGGAAACCTAAGTCTTCCCATTTTTTAATGGTATCTTCTTTGATAACACGTAAGTGCTTAAGACCGATGTTACCAACCATACCTGATTCTAATAATGCTCCCATTTTAGTTTGTTTTATTTGTTTTTTTTATTTTATTATTTTAATTTACTCATTAAGTCTTTCATTCTTCTGAATTGTGGGTTTTCGTAAGCTTTTGATTCAGCCAACATTTCTTGTGAAGAAGAACTTGAAGGAGTATTTGCAATTTTCTCAACTACAGACTCTGTTACTGGTTTTTTAGTTTCAAGTTCTGATTTGATAGAATTATATAGATTTTTAGATTCGTTTATAGTTGAAATTGAATCAAATCTCTTCAAAATATTCAATTTCTCTTGTTTTGTTGTAGAATTTTCAGTGAATAAGCGCGTTGCGTAAGCTAGGTTTGCGTTGAACACTGCAACTTCATTAAGCTTTTCTTTGAAAAGAACTAAAGCTTTTTTGTATTCAGCATTTTGCTTTTTAAGGTTTTCAACTTCTTCGTTCATTGCACCTGCAGCAAATACTTTCTTACTCTTTAATCCAGCTCTATTAGCTTCATTTTTGTCACCATGTGTGTTCCACTTTGTTCTAGCAGCTTCTGTTGCTTCAATCTCCATAGAATCATCTTCAGCCATTTCTGACTCTTCTTCGTCATCTAATGTGATTTCATAAACAGTCTCTTCGCCAGACTCTTCTTCTGCAACATCTTCCATAGACTCTTCTTCATTCCAGTCTTCAGAAACTTCAGTTTCTTCTTCCTCTCCTTCAGATTCGTCTAGTTTAATGATGTACTCATCGTCTTCATCTTTAAGTTCGATATTGTTACCGTCCTTTTTAACAACGATACCGTCTTCGTCAGACATTGCTTTAAACACTTTTAATACCTCTTCATCAGAAGCATTAGTCATATCAAGCATGTCGTCATCATCTGGTCCGCTCATTGGTGGCATACCGCTCATTGATGGCATGTCATCCGTTTCAGGAGACTCGTCATCGATGTCTTTTGATGGTTCATCATTTATCGAGGGGATTTCTTCATCATCAGCGTTCTCAGCATCATCTTCATCTTCATCTTCTGAATCTGGCTGTTCTGACATATCTTCTGATTCCTCTTCTGTAGGTTCCATAGCATCTTCTTCAGTTGCTACTTCTTCCTCTTCTTCTGACTCTTTAAGCAACTCATTTAGTTCTTGCTTCATTACTGAAGAAAGTATACCTTTTGCGTTTTGCTTTACCGCTTCTTCAAGTGTATTAACTTGAAGTAATGCTTGTTCTAGAATAGATTTTTCGGTCATCTTTTTTATTTGATTTACTATATAAATATGCACATAATCAAAAAAATCTCTTTTTCAATATTGAAAAGAGTGATTTTTTCTCGTTTTATTATTATTTGCTTAGAAAAGAATCTAACCTCCCCATTAGTTTCTTCATTCTATCTTCAACAATAGGTTTTTCTTCAACAGTTTCGTTGAATTTATCCTTATCGCTAATATCTTGAAACACATAAGCTCCGGGAGTAGATGGTGATGATACCAAGTCAAAACAAACCAATTCAAAATCATCTTGAACAATATTTTGTCCTTTAATTTGTTTTAATGACCCAACACCTCTTGATGAGATACCTAATGTAACACCGTTTAAAATTAACATAGCGGCTTGATCACCCTTACAGCTGACAATACCCATTTTTTTCCAACCTGGAGATGTTAATATTTTAATTTTACCCATAAGGGTTTTACCATCCCACCATGTTTCTGTAATTGTGTGAGATACTCTATCAAGATCGATAAGAGAAGAAGAAGGGTGATTTAATTCGTTAAGTGCAGACCCCTTTTTTATAATAGTTTGGTATTTTTCATTTTCCCTTTTTAAAAGTGTCTCAGGGTAAATTCTACCATTCTTATTTGGGGTATCGAATTTTTGTAAAACAGCATACAGAATAAGATCCTGATCGGTGTCCTTATTCTGTATTTCTGTTATAATATTTTTGTTTTTATAATCTTCGGGTGAGATGTGTCCAGCGTCATATTCTATTAAAATCCCCTTACCCGTTTCATTTGGTCCCAATACTTTCATTTATTGATATATTAATATACCATATAAATACAAGCAATTTTGAATCAAATCTTACATTTATTAAAATTAAATAATGTTTTATCTGTTAAACAGTTATCTATAGACGTTTGAATAAACGTTTTTAATAAAGTTTTAATGTTTTGTGATTTTACATCGAAAAAAATATCTACAAATAAAGTGACTTCTAGATTCATAAAAGACCTTTTATCTGCTTTTATACCTTTTGTCCTAATATCAAGATCTACAATACTTTCTTTTTTGAAATAACTATTAAAATCATATGACCTAATATGCTCTTTTAAAGTTTTTCGCGCAGACATTATTGTCCTGTCATAATCTAATTCTTCATTTTCAGGCGCCACCCAAGCATTAAATTTTAAATAAATGGTTTTTAAATTTTTATAATCTACGGTACCATAACCGATTTTTACTTCTTTATAATCCCCTAAAGGAATATATTTTCCAATTTTCATTAACGTTTACATAATTTTTTTATTTTATGGTGTAGTATAATAATAAGAAATAATTTTTAATTTTCCAAAAAATTGGATTATATTTATGAAATATGATTATAATTGATTTAAAAAAAGAAAAAAACTTGGAATCAGCATTAAGAACTTATAAACATAAAGTTCGAAATGTAAAACAAGTTGAGAATTTGAGGGCGAGACAAGAATTTGTTAAACCTTCAGTAAAAAGGCGCGCTGAGATTTCTAAAGCGATCTATGTTCAACAAAAGAAAAATGGTCTTGATAATTAATCAAGACCATTTCTTAGTTCTATTAATCTAAAGTAATTTAACCTGGAGGCTTCTTTACTATTAACCTCCTCTTTTACCTTATTTAATTTATTATTCATTTCATTATCTGTAGATTCAGTTAAAATAGACTCAATTTTTGAATTAATGTTTTCTTTTAATTCGTTTGTTTTTACAATAACATCCTCATTAGTTAAAGACATTATATTTTTAAATTCAGTTTGCTGCTCTTCACTTAATGTATTACCATAAAGTACATTAAAATTATTGGCTAAAACCCCATATAACAAATTCTCATTCATTGTGAACGGTACAATGTTTTTTTCTTCAGTTGAAGCTTGCTTCTTTTTTGTTAAATGCTCTATTAATTTTTTTCTAGCAACTACCTTATTTTCAATATTAGATAAAGTATCTTGTGTAAATAATTGATCCAAAGATTCGTATAATTCATTACCCTCAGTTTCAACTTCACCTAGTTTTGTGTTTAATTCTTCACAAAAAACTAAAAGCTCATTGTTGATAGATTGGCTATTCAGTAAGTTCTCAAGACCCTCAACGTATAATTTTGCGGTTTCTTTATCTTCAATGTATTTGTTTTCCATTTCTTCATAAAACAGATACATCTCTTTAAATTTTTTGTTTTCAGTTATTGATTTAAGAATATTCTTTAGTTCAGTTCTATTCTTTTGTCCGTAAGACTCAGTTAATTTTTTTATTAACTTACTTTTAATGATGCCAATTTTGCTCATTTTTATTGATTTAAAATATCTTTTATTTTATTTTCTATTTCATAAATATTCTTCTTAGCTTTCTCAAGATCAAATAAATCTGAAATATCTGTACTTTCACCTAAAAGGTTGTTCATTCTAATTTTTCTGGTTTCACTTAATGGTTCACCGGCAGCATCTCCGCCGCCTCCAGATGCTGGTGGAGGCATATCCATACCACCGTCTTCACCTCCTGCAGCCGCTTCCGCATCAATTTTTTGTCTTTCCTCTTCCGGAATACCATATTTAGAATCAACCTCATCAAATACACCAGATCTAGGAATAATTTTAGCGGTATTAGTTAATTCAGTACCCATTGCTCTTTCTAAACGTTGTTGTTGAAGATCTAGGATAACTTCATTATCGCTCATACCTAAGATATTTTTCTTAGCCCAAGTATGTGAAACTGGTAAAATACCCACTTGAGATTGATCTGATGTTGCGTCTTTGTAAAGAGTAACTTTTTCTTTCCATTGTTCAATCTTTAATAGATCTGCTTGAGATGATGGATTAGTTAAACCTAATGTGAAGTTTTCTAACTCATCTTCTAAACCTAAAAGATATAAATGTATTAATGCAATTTTATTT